GTATGGTTCTAATATATTATACCAGTAAACAGGAACTCTATAGCCCATAGGATGGCTATTGTGAATAGTGAAGATCAGAAACTTATCTTGTACAAACTTCTTCATACCATCGATAAGATTATTCGAGAAAAGAGTATTATTGAAACATTCAAAAGGTCTATTATCCAAAACAATCATGAATTTATCTGGAATAAGACCTGAATGGGATATACCTATATCAATCCAAAAACAATACTCATAATTGTATTTAGACAAAACATCTTTCATCCAAAAAATTTTATTGTATTGGATTTCTTTGCAGCGATCAGACTTCATAGCCTGTTCGAAGTTCTTATATTTTTCGAACAGTTCGGCCATGTAGAATGTGGAAAGATCGTATGGTATAAGAGTGACATACTCTTTCCAATTACCAACACGCTGGTTGAGGTGTTCTTTCAATTCATCTTCTTGAGATGGATCACAATAGATATAAAAGTCGGCATTAGTCATCTTCAAAAGAGAGATTAATGACTCTTGATACCGAGCATCAAGACCTTTTCTACCACCAAATTTAGTGCCATGCAACTTCGTATAGTAGCATGTCACGACACATGTATCGTTCATAGAGGCAACTTTATGGTGTTGGACTTAGGTAGAAAGTGAAGCTCTTCTGCTTCCATCTTGATCTTGGACTTGAGGTTGCTAGAGATAAGCTTTGCGGCCACCTCAACCTCAAATCCAGTATTCTCACAATAGAGAATGATAGCATCCATATAGGAAGTATTCTTCTCCTTTGCAAGCTTTTCAATCTGCATAGAGAACTCGATGATTTCTTCTTTATTAGCCATTGGAAACAAACTCATTCAACTTGCGAGCCAAGGTGATGATGTCATCTTCATTGACGGTGGGGAAAGTGGGCGCAGGAGGAACTTTACCTCTGCTATTGTCCATGGCAATTTCACGCTGAGTGTTCCAATCATCTTGAAGACGATTGCGTTCAGCCCAGTTCTTATCTGAGAGAATACCATTGGCAATCTGAAGAAGCTCAAGGCGGATTTCAAAAGGGTTCTTAGCCATAATATAGTCCTTGTGTTTGTGTGGTGCCACTGTACCGATTCGAACGGCGTCCTAGTGTTATCCATCTGCACTTCCCACAGTACTGACAGCGGCGTAAGTAGGCCCGTTCTGTTCCGAGGTGGAGCCCATACCCGTGGGGATTACGCTGCTAGAGCGAAAGCCTCAGGAGCAAAGTTATCGTTTGCATTTAGTTTTTTTGCTTTTGGTCTACTCGTTCTTTTACTACAACCCGTCGAACCTATTTCGCCCCCATCAAAGATACATCAAGTAGGGCTCCTGACTGGTGTTCTTTCTCAAGAATCCTTCGTTGGCTTTGCCAGTACGGCTCTTAATGTACCCATGGTGGAGGCGGCGGGTACTGCCCCCGCGTCCGAATCGTCTATTCTGTTCGCCTCAACGACCTCAGCAAGTGTATTTATATCATACTTGAGTTGAGGTGTCAATAGAGGTCTTCTTATTTCTTCTTCTGGTTGTTGGTGTATATCGCACAACACGGTCGTTTACGATGCGAATAATTCTATCTTCTACAAGCTTATCTAGGGTCTTCTCAATACCAACATGAATACCTCTCATGCGATTCCATACAGCACAGACACCAAACAGAATTGAGAAAATGCTTACAACCCAAAGATCAACAAACATGCGGATGTTCCTTTCTGTAGAGCCATACCTTATTGATTAGTGAATCGACATAATCAATCGTTTCTTTTACGAAGATTTGTGGCTCTGTCATACCATCAACTGATATGATGATTACGATCTGATCGATAGGACTACCAACTCGCTCTTTATACATGAGAGAATATGCAGCACCTTGTTCAAAGTAATTGGTGATCCATTCTTCTTTCTTAGGCTTCAAAGAAGTCTTGAAGTCAATGATAGAAAGCTTACCGTCAAACTCACCAATCACATCGGTTCTGCCAGCCAATCCTAATCTTTCTGACCAAAGTGGAGATTCAATATAATGTATATTGTCTATCCTGTCAAGTGCTGGTTGTGCATCACGAAAGGCCTGTTTCATATCAGGCATAACATCTTCAAATAAAGTAGAGTGTTCATTGCTGATATATCTCTCTACCATACTATGGAATTTGGTGCCTCTGGTTGCAGCACGATTGGTAATCTTCTGCGCTTCCTCATGACCAATTCTGTTTCGCCACTCATTGATCTTTTCTTTTTTGAAATATCCTAGAACGGTTGTGACAGATGGAAGCTTCTTACCGTTTGGTGATATGTAATGTCGTTTGCCACCAAATTCTTCAACTGGGAGGGACCGCAATTCAGGCAGCCCCTCCACATAATTAAATGTTTTCATAAACCTAGTTCCGTCTTATTAATGATATAGTCTCTGACCACACCTGAGCGAACAATGTCTTCTTTTTCAAACTCAACATGCTTAAACGTATTTATTCTACGGGTGATGGCCATGAACTCACGGATACCAGTCTTCTCATGTGGCTTATTCAAGTCTGATTGTCTGTAGTCACCGCAAAATACCACACGGCTTTCATTACCAAGCCTTGTCATCACAGTGTCGATTTCCTGAAACGTCATGTTGTTCGTTTCATCAACGATCACTATTGCATTATTGAAGGTGATACCACGAAGGAATGATGTGGTTGTGAATTGCACCATGTTCTTCATTTTGAGTATATTATATCCATCACCACGACCAAATAGATCATCACAAATCTCCTTATATGGTTCTTCATAGATGGCTATCTTGTCACGAATAGAACCTGGTAGAAATCCCATATCACGCGAAGGTACAACAGAGCGAATGAGAATGATCTTATCATAGTTTGATTTGCCTGTCAATAACTCTTCTAGTGCAAGATAGAAGGCACAAAATGTCTTGCCTGTTCCTGCATAGCCGTGCAACATTAGATTATAGCCTTTTCTGTAATAGTCGAATGTCATTTGCTGATTCGCGGTTAGTGGTTTTATTGTGCGAAGCTCAAAGTGATTATGCTGCATCTGGCTCTTGTTGTTTGAGTTATTCTTAGGCTTTTTGCTCATGGTATCTCCTTTAAAAACAAAAGAGGGCCTACCATTTCTGATAGACCCTCTCCTTACTCTCCTATATAATTTTCTATTACTCAAATTATATTTCTTTTGCTATCTGCCATCTCTTTTCGATAGTGTCCTTGTTTGCGCCTGGCACATGCTTAACTTTATTCAGGACATATTTTTGAAAATCGGCTGGCGGTTTGGTTACACCTATGCCAACAGGGTCAACCAGGTTCATCTTGAATACCTGGAAAAGTGTTGGATTATCTTTCAAGAATCCTTCTAACTCATCATATGACATGGTGAGATCGAATTGTTCTTCTGTTTCTTTGTCTTCAAATGTATATACTGGCATCTTACACCTATTTATTCAATTACGAAAGTGTCCTATAAGAAACTACTCTTTTTGCTGGATAATGAGCAATCTTTACCATCTTGGCTTGATTGCCTCCCAGCACTCTAACATACTTCACACCATGTATGTATTCATAACTATCGAAGAATCCAACATGGCTACTCATAACAACAATGTCACCTTTTTTAGGTTCTTTGGTCACCTTACCATATGAAGCGAAGCTCATTGCTGTAAGAGAACCTGAACCTTTCACACCTATTTTCTCCAGTACGGTGTTGACAAATGCTGCACACCAAGGTGTGACTACTGGATCAACATGGATTATAGACTGTAATTTATTTCTATCTTTATTAGCGTGTAAACCAATATGCTTTTCGGCTTCTCTGATTACTTTAGAATTATTGTCTTCATAAGGTTGAGGCCATTCAGCCTGGTTCGTTATGCAGACTTCATTATTATTTTGAACTGTGCAACTATACGTTGAACCTGTTCTGTTCTTTATCTTCGCTGCTTCGGCGGATGCAACTGACATAGCCAGTATTGCAGCCGCCAAAGCGGTTATTTTAAGACGGAACATAGTCTGTCCTTTTAGTTGTTTACGATATTTTTCTCCCTTGAGAAAAGCTTCACCGAAGCAGAATGTACCTTTTATTTAGGCAACCAGCCACTCCGGCGGCTCACGATTAGTCCACTTGTGAAGATGCGTTTTGCCCTGCTTGTAGTAATTACGATAATTGATCACGCTATCAGTCGAAATGATATACTGTTCAGCCATAGCCGGTGTGACAGGCGTGAACTCACCATCAGGAATATTCTTAGGGAACAAACCTAGAAAGAAGGCCATGTGCTGGCATTTATGCTGTTTGCCATAACGATAGGTATACTCTTTCAGCAAAGCGCAAAAGTGCTGGTGTAGCCAGTGATAGTTCGCCTTTGATTGACGACACCAGACAGCAGATGGATGATTGATATGTGTGGCCTGATAGAGTGTGGTTTCACGATCATGATCAAGGCTCCATCGCCTTGCTTTTCGACCTGTCGCCGTTCGACCGACATATTCAATACCATCAAGCAACCGATGCGCGGTTGAAAGCAACTGTGCAGTCTCAAGTATCATCTTGACAACATGCTTGTCGACCATTTGTTGAGCGGCAACAAACGGGTTTTCATCGATATAGAAGATATTCATTTCTCACCTCAGATATTCTAAGACAACATCTTGGTTTTTCATTATATACTTTACGGCTTTTTCTATGGTTTCATGGTCGACCGCACTCACATCAAGACCAAGCTTTTTACTGGCTGCGATATAATCATCATCATGCAATACATTCCATAATGCGTTACGCAACGTCTTAGTTTCCTGATCTGGTATTCCTGGTGGTGCGGCGAACAACCTCGATAATAATACTTGGTTTTCTATCGCTTGTAAAGCCCTCTTGGCTTTATCTTCTGTCAATAATTCCATGACGGTTGGTGCTTCAGGATATTCTGGATGCCTGATTGTTCCGTTACCAAATTGTAGGATAGGCCTGACGGTGCTATCATTCAGCAAAGCTTTAGAAGATAGTTTCATACCACCAAGACTATTGAAGAACAGATCGATCTCCCTTTTCTCAAAGGCATTTCTCTGCATTGTTCCATCAGGATATCCTCGGACTTCTTTAACGTCTAGGCCAATCATTTTCTTCAAAAGTGTAGCATAACTAAACGGTAATGATGATTCAGTACCAACAACATTTGTGCCGGCAATTCTAGACCATAGCATCATTGGTTCTTTTCTACCGTCGATTGCAGAAGCCAAATATGTGAACTTGGCTGGATCATATTTGGTTAGGTTTTTTTCGATAATAGAATGTAGAATATAGGTGTTGTATAATGTACCTATGGTGCTACCATCTCTAGGCGCTACTTCATAAAGGTAGTTCGCAGCAACAATACCACTGGCACCAGGTACAACCTTGATTTTTACCGAAGTATCAGGCAAATATCTAGGCAGAAAATCTGATACCAGCTTACTGCTTATGAAGTAACCACCACTCGGTGTATGGGTTACTATTGTGAGGTCTTTTGCTATTACATTAGAGTTTAAAAGAAGTGGGCCAAATAGGCATAGGCCAAACTTGAGTTTCTTTATTATAGACAGTATCATAATCTTCCTCAGCAACGAAACCCTTATATGTGCTTATATAATCGCGCAACCACCATTTCATAGAAATCCATTTACCATCTGGTGTTATGCTATTCTCGTCTATGACAGACTGTATTTCTTCGTTCGTTTTACCTTCTCCAATACACTGAATGAAGAACTTTCTTTTGCTACATTTGAAGCATATGCCACAAGGTAAACCATTATTAGCATCACACGATTTTGTTAAATTCAATAATGTGGTAGGCAATTCTCTCAGAGCATATGCTTGATGATATTTCATATCTAAAAGGGGAAAAGATATTTCTCCTTTTGTAGCTATTTTCTTAAATACACCTTTTGCAGAAGATGCTGCCGGTCTTTTTGGAGTTTCAATATCGTGATAACGCATATAAGAAAATCCATCGTTTTCTTTTTCAAATGAGCTGACGATTTTATCATAATCGTTTTGTACACCATATTTAACAACATAAACTTCAATGGTTTTTGGAAAATGTGTATCACCGAAATCAGTGACATCATCTAGATATGTATCATCATAATCGATAATTGTGTGTGTGAAATCTCTGATATTAGTTTTTAACCAATTTACAACAGATTTCACCTCTTCAATCTTTTTTTCTTGAATTACATCATCATCGTGCATTGCAACTTCTAATGTGGCATTTTTTTCTGGAAATCTATATGTTAAAGCTGTCACATCATCTTGTGTTTCTGCGAGCAACTTCCATAAAACATAGGTGCTGTCTAGGCCGCCATTGAAATTTAGAATTGTCTTTGTCATATTGAACCTTTTTAAAGATGTCGGTCAATATTATTTAGCATATAAAAAAAGCGGCACCGAAGTGCCGCCAAGTTGACGAACGCCTCCTCGCGGAGCTTTTAGCGAAGGAAGTCCTTCACATTCACATTATCCATGGAGTCAAAACCTGCGTCAATCGAAAACGCAATCTCACCAGTGGAGCCGAGGGTCTTTTCGACCACATCAACCTTGACCTTCTTTGCAGCGGCCTTGACCGCCTCATTCTTTGCAGTGACCTTACGCATGGTCTCAAGGTTCTTAGCCTTGATCTCAGCAGGGGTCATCAGGCTGGCCGTCTTAGCGGGCTTGGTCGCCTTAGCAACCTTGGTGCCCTTGACCTTGGGCTTCATAGCACGAAGGTCGGCCACATTAGCAGGCTCAGCAATGCAGGTATAAGAAACAACGGTACGACCGTTTTTCTGAGCCTCGATGGTGAAACCATAGCGGGTATTCAGGAATGAGATATACTTTGCAGCATAGTCACCGGTACCAACGCAATCATTGATCTCCTTGGGAGTGACGGGCTTGTTAAGCTTGATCACCGCAAGGGCGCGGATCTCAGGGCGGATACCATTAGAAGCTGAAACGATAGGCATATATGTGTCCTTTCTGTGTGTGTTTGACAGTGATAATACTAGCAGAAACGGAGAGGTCTGTCAACCCTCTCACATCCATTCGGATACCCAAGGAGCGGTGATCGCCTGTACCGTCTCAAGGTCAACGTCCACATACCCGCGGACGTAGGCCAGAACGTCTTGGTCGGTCTTAGCACCAGCCTCGATTGCGTCATAGACCAATTCTTCGATAATCATGTCAACCTCAAACGTAGCGGCGGCGAGTGTCATCACACTTTTCAAAGCAAGGATCACCAACCATACCAGGAACGCGGTCGAGCCAACGAATACCTGGAAGATCACCAGCATCAAGTTGGTCTTGGGTCAGGTAGGTGAAACCACGATACCTGTCAGCCTTGAAAAGAACGGACTCAATAAAGGCGATGATCGCCTTGCGAGCATCGGGGGTGCCACCCTTGGCAGACAAATAACCATTCGCATAGTCCAGCAAGGGCTGGACAGGGACCGTCTTACGGGCACGGGCATAGGTCATACAACATCTCCTAACTGATTACGGATTGACTATAAAGGAGTGGTCGGATAAGTCAACCACTTTTTTATAGCCAAGCTATTAGACCTTAGTCTAATGTGGCATTTTTGCCACATTCTTTTATGTAACTCAAATTGTTACGATCTTTGCGTTTATAGATACGCTTGGACTTGACAATTTGAGGTCGGAGGGCGCCATTCCGAAGCGCCTTGGCGACAGGGTTAGGCCGCCTTATAGATACCCTTGAAGGTGTAACCCGCTGCATTCCTGGCGCGCTCCTTTGCTTCCTCCAGATTGATTTCGGGGACCTGAACCAGTTCACAGTTCATAGCCCAAGCCCATGTAACATCTTTGTAATTTTCGTAAACCTTGCCGTTCGCGGCTGCAACCTTGACCTTTACGTCGGAGGTCGCGATCCCAAGCTTGGTGGCCATGCTCGACCGCCAGCCTGTCTGGTAGGGTCGCTCAATGGTGACAACCACCTGTCCGACCGTCCCCTTACCATTCCGACCCTTGACCACCTTGACAACCGAACCTTTGCCAATACGGGCAGCCTCGTTCTTGGCCTGAGCAATAGCGCGGTCAAGCTCCAGCTGGTACAGGTAGGCCTTGACCTTTTCAAGGACCTCAGGCGTGGCGTCGACCTGAGCGGTCTTGACCCACTCCACAGTCTGGAGACGCCCCAGAGCCTCGTCCCAATAGGTGGCGAGAGTGGTCATCTCCCATATATCGGACATGACCTGGACCGAATCCTGCCAGACCTTGAGGGTCGCACCCTCTCCGACTGTAACAGTCTCAGTTACATAGTTGGAGTCGGCGGTATAGGTGGACTTGGTCAGCGTAATAGCCATGATTTAGTTCCTTTCTCAATCTCTATGGTCGGATCATACAGGATCGGTCGGTGGAGTCAACCACTTTCTCTTGCCACGCTTGGTATACTTTAGTCTACCACTCTATGGTGAAGCCCTTGTCGCGGGGGTATTGGTTGCGCCACCCATCTTCCACGTCCCACATGGCGTGGCCTGAATACCCTTCGTAACGGGCGGCTTCAACAAATTTACCCTTTTTGTCACGGACTACAATGGTGTAGTCTAGCATACGGGAAGGGTGGGCTTTGGCTTGGGCTTCGGTGAGGTTGCGATGGACAGTGGTCATAACTGGCTCCTAGGTAAGAGGACTATGCTCGGATTCCAGCATATTCCGACCAGACCCACAAGTGTTATTTTTGCAGGTCTGGGTTGCACGGAACGCATAGCTCAAATGTAACTAAAACTGTTACTTTCTAGGCACGGGCTTGGCGTAGAAGTCATCAACCTCGTCTGCGTCATCCTCATGGTCTGACCAGACCTTCTTCCAGTTTCGGATTTCTCGGCGCTTGTGGTTCTCAGAGTCCGGGCGCCTAATTTTACCTTTTCGTTCTTCATAAGGCTCGTAATCAAAATCATCATAATCACTCTGATGCCTATTCTTCATTATATGCCTCTACTAGCTTTAGCCCTTTTTTGTTGAAAGCTTTGGACCACTTTTTGAAGGAGGGCCCATGTCCCATAGGTTGATCGTTGTAGAATTGGTAGTGATGGACCAATTCATGTGCTAAGACTTCAACGAAAAATTTCTTTGATCTATATCTCTTGTTCATACAAAGCATATGTGCCTTGTAATCTGGATCTTCAGTGTCTCTGATATGAGAATAGTATGCGAAGGTTTTTCTTCGCCATCTTATATCAATATTCTCTATTGGAGGTAAAGAGTTTGAGAATATCTCTTGGTTCAAGATTCGTATCCATTTTCGGCAATCGTCATATGAAGTCTCGTATAGATTGTCAGCTCTTTTTGATTCCATCAATCTTTCAAGGTTTGACTTCTTTTTCTTCTTTGCCATCTTCTCTCCTAAAAGATATTAGGAAAAGCCTCTTGAACAATCTTTGCGGTTAGGCCTGGAACTTTCTGCTTCTTCAAAATCATATTCATAAAGACCTGTGCTTCGCGTTCTTCCAGAGCCTCCAAAATTTGGATAAGAAGCTCTTCTCTTCTCTTGTCTGTAAGGTTTTTATCTGCTTTGGGATGGTTCTTTTGGAATAGATAAGCACGATTGATCTCTTTATGAATCGAAGAGAATCCCATACCTGGAGGGCATTGTTCGGGCTTATAGAATGGAACTCGTTCAATCACAAATTCAATATTAGGATCGAACGTACCTTGAAGAACACTCATCAAGGCATATGTCTTGTTGTTTCGCAGAACCTCGATTCGATCCTGCTTTGTGTCAGCTTTTGCGAACTCGTCAAATACTTCATATATGTTTTTCATCAAAATTCATCCAATACTTCGATTAGGTTTCTCAGTCTGTTTTCGATAAAGTAATTGAGCATCTTGCTACGGTTGCCCTGCTTTGGCCTATCGAACGCCTCAACAATCTTAGTCTTGATATCCTCAGGTACATAGTCAAGGTCGACAAGCATCTGGTTGCGCTTGTAGCCTCGAAGCATGTTGTCTGTGGTACAGAACTCCTCAGGGCTCTTAGAAAGCCATTCTTCAAGTTTCTTCTTATTTATCACCTTCTGTCTGTCACCAATCACAAAGGTATTGTCGGCTGATAGAAAGTTAGGAATACCATCACCGCGGTCACCACGAATAATATGTTCTTTGATATACTCGGCGGGGTTATCGGTGCGGACAAACCTTTTCAAAATAGGGCTGTATTGAATGACGTTGGCATACTTCTGCAACTGAACGAAGTCTTTATCTGACGACAGAATAAGGACATCTTCATTGGGTGAAATACGACCAGCCAGAACCGCGATAATATCGTCGGCCTCTGCGCCTTCAACCTCAAGCACTTTGTAGGGGAAATTCTCTTTCAACTCTTCACGGATCTTGTTTAGAGTTTCAAAGATAAGATGCCAATCGAAAGCCGACTTTTCACGGTCAGTCTTACGATGAGCCTTGTAGAAAGGGAAAACGTCACGGCGCCAATACTTCTTGGAGTCGCAAGCAATCACAATCTCACCATACTTGGATTTGAATTGCTTGATGTATGAGCGGAGGCTATTCAGAACCATATGTCTGATAAGAGGTTCATCCAGCTTGGCGTTAGGGTTTGAGCCAATTTGCTGCATCAGGTTCGAGATAAGAACCTGGTTTAGATCAATCAAAATCATGATGTATTACTCGTCTTCTAGGTCTTCTACCTTTTCGATTTTCTTGCCTGTTCGACGGTCGATTACCGTCACATTCTCGTCTATGAATTTATGGAGAGGATGATCAAGATCAAACTGACGGTATATGGTTGCTCGCATTGCGTCAACCGTCATACTGAAGTCCTTCATAAAAAATTCATCATCGATGTCCACACCTTGTTGTTCTAGGTCTTCAATTATCATGTCGACCAGACCATCGATAATATCATCGGCATATTTAACTCTACTTTTGAGTTTTGCTTTGACGATTGAGGCCTCATTATTGATTTCACGGACAATTTTGTTTTTAGGAAATTCTACAACCTTTGTCATTTTACTGCCCTCAGTATCACCGTATCCTTATTTAGGCGACCATTAGCGACCGAGGGTTTACACTTGATATTATCCATGAGCTTGCGAAGAACAATCTTGCTACCAACCTTGAGAATTTCTAGTGTCTGCTCAGGTTTGCGAAGCTTCTTGGTGATAGAGGTCTTTTCGTCAAAGCCAATGACAGTGGTGCCTTTGATGGACAGGCCGGCATGGCTCATTGCATTGATGACGGTGAGATTACGGGTCTTTGCATTGAAAACCCAGAGTTGCTGCGCGCCAACAATCTCAGCGGGCTTGATGCTGGCGATATTGTAGTCTTTACACTCTGCAAGATATTTGACCTTAGAAGCCAGAACAGCCGCAGGCTTCACTTTCTTCTTGCGAGGCTTGCGCGAAGCTCTTTCAGTGATAGAACGAGCCTCAGCCGAAGCCAAGATGCTACGGACAAATTCTACATAGTTCTTGAGTTGTAGCTTCTTGAGGTGGCGATACGCCTCTTTCAACTCTTTATCTTTACCTTCGAAGGCATCATAGAGTTCGATATAAAGAGGGCGATAGTGAGCGGCAATCTTTGATGCGATTTGCGGCTTCACATTGTTATTACGAAACCAATTTCCAGCATTGAAAGAATTTGTACCATTGACAATTAGAATGTCGATCTGTTCTTCAAGCTCGCCGATCAATTCAGAAGCCTTGTTGTTGATGCGGTCTTGGATAGAAACCACATTCTTCACAACAACAGGTTCGTTGTCGACCTCAGGCTCAACAGAGGCGATAGCAGCCTTGATTGCAGCACCCATGCGCTCGCCATATCCTTCGGGCAGGTGACCACCATTCGTAAGGATGCGAGCCATCCAGCCTGTGCTATTGTTAATCTTAGCACGGCCAAACTTCTTGATTTCGTTCTTGTCGTATTTGATCTTTCGCAGATATTCGATAACAAACTCTTTAGCTTGGTTGTTATCGCAGCAATAATTGTACCAGTTGAAAGCCTTGGCTAGATCACTATCGGTACAATCTTCGGCCAGCGTAGGCTCAGGGCCCATAAACTTTTCATCTTCAAGTTTTGCGAGACGCTTAGCCACATTGTTTCCTTTCAGTAGATGGCACCAAACTTCAATTCCTTGAAGTCGGGTATCACACAGATTCCGTCTTCGAGATATTCATAATCATAGCTCATCCTCTCAGCCTCGTCAAGTGCTTCCTCAAGGATTTGATAAACTTTACTCTTTCCGAAGAAGTCTATCATTCGATCCATATCTCCTTCCCAGTGTGCGGTCGAATCATTAAACTTTCCGTAAATATTATCAATAGCAAAACCGTAGGCTACTCGGTATTCCGGGCCTGCGGTCTCTAGAATATAAATTCCGTTATCTGCGCTCATCAAAATTCTTTCCATAAGTATGTAGAGTTTTTTGTGGCAAACCTCACACGCCTGTGTCCTTCATCATCAACACCCTCTTCAAGTATCTCGGTGATAGGAGAAGTCTGCCACCAGTCCTGCATAGAATAGGTGCGAGCATAGTATGATCCAACACGCACACCACAACCAACTCTAGGATACTTTTCATCATCAATAGGCTGATAACTTTCTCCATCGAGTATCTGACACATAGGTCCAGAGTCGCCTCGAAGATCACCTTCACGAACCAAAGAATATCTAGTCATCTTTACTCTCCCATGCCCAGTTCACAACAATCCAATCATCAAGACAGTCATGAAACGAATAGTTCTCGTCTACATGCTCTCTGCCATACTTCTTACACATCATATGATACCAGTGTGGCCAGTATTCATGAAGGATCTCTGCTTCTGATTTAGTCACAACTGAATTAGCATCAGGGTCTTCAGTGTATTCGTTGTAGGACCAGTATCTCATTCTTTCACCCACATTAAACCAAGACGAGAAACAGGCTTATATCCTTCTTTCTTTAGTTCTTCTCTAGTCATAGACTGTTCATATAGTTCCTTGATAACATCCTTTGGCATTGGTTGCACAGAAACAATTTCATTAGCGATCTGATCTGCTAGTGATACTTTCTTGTTTGTTTCCTCTGTCATCACTTATTTCCAATTCTATCTTTCAGCTGGTAGAACTTTTGAACAACCCAATAATAACACAAGACTACGATGGCGATACAGATAAGCCATAGAGGTTGGTTGGGCGGTCTGGTGAAGTAATTCGTCATCTTTTTATCATATCAAATAAAGACACATTTGTCAATCTGATTGATCTCATGACACTACTATAAGTTTTATCTTTGGCACTATCAAAAGTAAACACAGTTCTTGGTTCACCTTGCAAAGATGTTACAACAATATTATTGGTCAAATCAACTTCAACAACACGCTTACCTTGAATAAAAGGTTGAAACTGTTTAGAGTCGTTTATCTTTTCACATATGACTGACCAATGCTTTTTTGTGAGCATCACTTATCACCAATCTCACTGAGAGCATATTCAAGCATCTCAAACGCAAGCTTCTTATCAAGAAACTGATTACGCATAACCATTGGCATCTCAATCAGAATACCAGTCGGCTTATGATAGAGACGAACAACAGTGTTCAATCCACCGATACCCATACCGATACGCTGATCAATCACACGAACATCAGTATCTTTATAGAGTTGGTCATTCATCACCACTCCTGAACTATATTAGTACCATTATATTCGTAAACGTAAGAGAAGTCAACCCCATAAGCAGGAACAACACAAATCTTCTTTGGCATATTGTTCTGATCCAATGCACCAAGAATGCCAGAGATGAACAGAGTGTTTGGATGATTCTCAGGTGTCAAACGACGAAGGATCATTGCTTGCTTGTCGCACTTTTCTTTGAGACGAGTGATCTCGGCTTGCATAGCAAGAACAGCGCCTTCGTGGATACCTTTCCACGCCTCAATCTCTTTCTCTTTATCAGCAATGGTCTGCTTCATTTCCATTATGCCGCCGGGGCCAGAGTTGAGACGTTGATTTTCCTTAGCGACAGCCTTGGCAAAATTTTCAAGATCCATTTCAAGCTTATCTATCATCGTATCACCTATTCAGGATATCATAAATGACAAAACTCTTAATCGAGTCGATTCGGAAAGAACGCCAACCACCAACGTCAATATCCCATACAGCAAGAACATCAAGATTCTCTTTGCGAGGCGTAGCACCTTCAACAATGACCTGCGTAGGAAGATAACTAGGCTTGAGTGTGCAACGCATCTCACGCATACTACCATCGGCCTTTTCAAAGGTGATGGTCGCAACACAATCCTTCAGAGTTTCTTTGATCACATCACGTTCAAACATTATTAGCATCCTTCTTGATTTCACTGGCTTCATCTGTGGTAAAATAGTAATCTAAGAGAATTTCAAATCCACTCTTGAAGTGCTTATCATTCTCAAGATCCTCTTTCTGATAATCTTCGAGAGTTTCGGTATCTTTGATTTGATTGATGAACTTGCAAATCCTCTTGTAGTCTTGTACAAGAACATCCTTAAAAATCTTATCAACCATTTCCGCATCAAGCTTAAGGTTATACATCATGATCTCCTATTGAGGCTTACATTATAGTTCATCACAGGCGAATTGTCAATACAAAAAAGAGGAGCACAATGGCTCCCCTTTAATGCCGAAACAAGAAGAAACTAATTACTTCTTGGCGGGAGCAAAATATCCACCAGCAGCAGCGCCAACGCCACCACCAATAGTTGCAGCCGAAGTTACTGTGCTTACAACGCCAGTAGTTCCGAGAACATTAGCGGTGCCAGCGGCAGTACCAGCGGCAGCGCCAAGAGCGCCACCAGCAAGAGCGCCAACAGCGGCTCCCTGCATAACCTGGCCAACAACAGGTTCCTTATCCTTGATAACCGTGCCTGTAGTGAACAGACCAGCAGCAACAACTGCTACGATTGCAAAAGGTGCCATAGTATTTTCCTTTCTGAAACGGGTTTTAACTTACTAAAAAATTGAACAACAAACCCTATAAATCGTTCAATTAACTTTGGAGTCCCATCATATCGTGGTTTTCCATATATTCAACTAAATCTTCATAACCACCAATTCGATGGTCTTTAACAAATACTTGAGGTACTGTGAGAGGGAGATTAGGACCGATAAGCTCTCTTAGATCATCTTTGGTATAATCTTTGTCGTAGTGAAGCTCTGTGAATGGAACACCTGCACTATTTAGTAGCTGTTTTGCTTTTACACACCATGCACAGTTCTCTTTGGTATACACTTTATATAACATTATATAACACCTAGTTTTTTTAGTTGACGGATAGAATCTTTGGCGTTCTTGTGCATAACCCAAATACCACCACCTTCAACCCAAAGATGCTGATACTTCTTCCAATCATCAACAATAACATCACCAGGCTTGGCATACTTGATCTTGTCTCGCGAACGACAAACAATCATCTTAGTTCCTGGATAATACTTATCACGAAACTTTAGCTTTTGTCTTTCTGCCCAAACACCGCGAGGCCGACCAGTTAGAATGATAGGGTCAAGGTGCTTGACAGCATCGAACAATTCATAAGAATCAGGAAGAGGTTCTAAGTTACCAAAGAAATTCTTAGAAGCTTCAATGCGATTCCACATCTCGGCTTCACCATACTTATCCTCAAACTCAGAAGGGGGCATACCAAGTAATTTGGTAGCCCCCTTAACAAAGTCCGCCAATACACCATCACAATCTAAAAACAGTTGCAATTAAATCTCCACAATCTTAGGCTTATAGTTTTCATAGTCATCACGTTCACCACGATAGCCACGCGGGTGACACACAACACGGGTTTCACCAATCATATAATCAAACTCATCGTGCGTATGCCCATGAATCCAAAGCTTAGGCGGCTTCTTCATCGAAAGAATGGCTTCGTCAAGATTATTTGAGAATGATGGATTGAAAGGGCTACCCTTATATTTATCGTGAATGGATTGATACGAAGGTGTATGATGCGATACGATAATATCGGCCTCAGAGTTCAGCAAAAAGAATTTCTGCGCCTCATGCGTCTCCATCATGATATTCTGATCAAGGTCATAAATGTACCTTTTATCAATCAGACCATTTACATACATCACCCAATCAAGAGGATTAGACAGATCAGTCCACAGTGTAGAACCGGCAATCCTGATACCGTTCACTTCATGCAAGAGTGTATGATACTTTGCTTCGGTGAATGTGTCACCATAATAATCATGATTGCCTTTGATGGCGAACATATGTTCTTTGTGTTTCCAGATCCACTCATGACGAGCCTTATGGTCTTCACAAATATCACCGGCGCAGATATAGAAAACATCTGGCTCAGGCTCATAATCCCAAGGTGTCTCTTCGGTCAGTACCGTCCTGTGCATATGCAGGTCTGACATGATACCGATTTTCATTTCTTTAGTTCCTCAATCTTATCTTTGATCAAACATAAATCATACATGATAATGAGAGCAAAAGCAACCAGCATACTCTCTTTATTAAAATCGTTTAACCATCCAACTAAAACATAGGTGATTAAAACGGCTATGAGATTGACTATTGCGCCTATCATACTTTACGTCCTTTTTTCGTCTTCTTTTCAAGAGACATCGTAGACTTCATTTCATTCAGAAATGTTGATGTTCCACCAAAAAGAACAAAGAGCTTCTGAAAGTCCTCATTCTCAATGAGGTTCATCGTATTAGCTTTTACATTTTCGATTGCCTGATCAGCCAGAACTTTATCAATCTTGATGTTGTTCATATCTTTCGCCCTAGAGTTTTTGGATCAGCACCATCGGTTATATATTGTGTTGCACCCTTGTTATAGGCCGGCGCAACGCGGTTCTTCTTGCGTTCGATCTCTTTGATTGTTTCGGCACTCTCGTCTCGGTCACGCTTCCACTTCCAGTCATCTACAGACTTTTTGAAGCCGTAACCAGGTATGGAGTCGGAGCAAGGTGCTGTACGAACCTCAACCTTTAGATCAGGGCTATAGTCAGGCCTTGCATAGGTCTTTTTACCAAGAATAGCCGCGAAAAAGTCCTTACGCTCTTGACGAAGCTGCAAGGTCTTCTTCGACGGCTTTTTCCGCTTCGATCTGTTGTTCGAATAAATCAGCATGATTGTACCTTAGCACAGACCAATGGTCGTGTCAAGCCTATACAGGCATACCGTTTTCATCTAGAAACTTCTCGACAAACTTTCGGAAGTTTTCCGGGCTATCAAGAAGATAGGCTTGACGGAGTTTGAACAAAGCAACTTCCGTCTCACCACCATAAATGACATAGCCACGGTCTGAAAGTTCGTCAATCAAATCCTGATCATCAAAGTCTTCCAGATCAGGATCTTCGACCCAGACTTCACGGTAGCCCATCACTCACCCCCGTCTTCTTCTTTCGTCTCACCAAATTCGGCTTCATCTTCATCTCGCCACTCTTTCCAAATATCATATTCGGATTCTAGGCGGTCGAGAATGTCATCATCTTCGATACCTTCACGCCAGTCTTCATCTTCAAAATCATACTCATAGCATTGGTCATTACCATCACTATCATAGTGACCAACGAAACCCATACCAGGTTCAAAATAGATAACATCAAGCTCGAAGCCAAGCTCAGTCAACTTCTGATAAGCATCAATTCCAGGGCCCCAAGCAGTATTGAACCAACCAGTTGCGCTCAGGCCATCATCATCAACATCAATGTTACCATCACATACGTCCCACTTGGTGCCCCAAGTTTCGATAGCCGTGCCATAATCCCACTCACCATCTTTCGTAGGCAGAGGAACCAAAGTCTCGAAAAGGTTGCCTTTGTTCACACCATCAACAAACTTCTTCATCATTTCAGGATCTTTGTGGGAAACCGAAAACGTATTTTCGCACCAATTAGGCATTTGCGTTCTCCTTTTCTACGATCTTACCAACCATCTGCCAATCAATAACAGGCATTCTATAGCCTGTCACCTGTTCAAGGTACTTTGCAGCCGCCTTACCTGTAGCAAACTCTTTCATACCATAGTTAGTATTCAGGTTAGGCTTTGCATAGCAAGGGCCTGTGATTTCTACAAACTCGGGTTCTTTTCTCTTTCTAGCCATTACGACACCCATCCATCTTCATATTCTTCACGACGCCGAAGCTCTACTGTATAGAGCATCTCCATAAAACTGTTAATGTCTTCAAGCGGCACACTCGCAAGGTCACGCTCACCACTTACATAGATGATATACTCTTTTGTCAACTGAGGAATGTCCTCATAGCATGTAAAAGGTGCAACCTTCATTTCAGCAAACGGTATATACATCACAAGGCTCCAGTCCAACGAACACGATCAAGGGTACCATCGAAGATGTTACCACGGGCAAAATTCTTAGCAGGCGCACGCCATGATGCGGCCTTGAGAATATCGCCAGCCTTAAACTTACCATTGTCATTACGAACAATGAAAGAGTGGACGGAACTACCAGTAATAATCTTTATATACTTACTGCCGACCTCAACCGTCAGGCCAGCAATAAACTCCTCAACCATCTGTTTGCGGATCTTGTCAGTCTCCCAACCAGGCGAGAAAGCCTTATAGTCGGCGACAATCTTTTCGAGCATGGGGGTCAGTTCACCGTATTTCATATTAACTCCTGATTTCTAGAGGATGGTAGCAGGTCTGGTTTGAATGTCAACCAACAACAAAGCCAGTGGCATCTTTTTTAGCCTTGCCCTTGGCGTAAAGGGCGACAACAACACCGAGCGGATCAAGGACACGGACATCCGTATCATCGCCGTCAACCACAGAAAGACCAAGGAAGGTTTGCTTAAAGAACAGCATATCTTCCACAAGCTTGCGGGTGCGGAACACAACCGCGATCCGCATACCTTGTGCGATGGCCTTCATAACGAAAGGTATGTAAGCCTTGACGCCACTGTAGGAGAAGGTCAGATCATAATTGGCAGGAATATTCTTGCGATTAGCAATCTTGGTGTAATCGTAGAAAGCGGTATCAGGAAGGTCCTGAATAATTCCGTAATTCTCCCAACGAATATCGGTGGTGCCGTTCAAACGAACCAGCAATTTCCAATCGGACTTCGCAGCCTGCTTTTCAAGGTTGATAATCTCTTTCTTGAGCAAAGCAATAAACTCCTCGCGGTATTGCTGCCAGAAAAGAGCCTTGCGAAGGCGGCTATAAAAGACGGGAGCCATAGCACCGCGACCAGCGGTGAAAAGGCAGGCCAGATCACATTGCGCGATGGTCGCCATAGGGCATAATTGCTCACCGCTTTGCATTGCGGGAGCCATGTAAAGGATAGCGGTGCGATAGCCAAGCTTCTCACCCTTACTGGTCTTAGCATCACCAGAGACGCCAAGGAGCTTGTCAGGCTTTTGAGTAAAGAGCTTGCGGATTTTAGGCTTGCTTTCGATCTCCGCACGGACGGCAGGGTCAAGTTTAGACAGGTCATAAATCAGGGTCATATTGTCAAGCTCCAGATCAATCATCATGGTTACAGGATAACGGAGTTGGTGGAGGATGCAAGAACTATTTTATTGCCAAGTTATTAGACCTTAGTCTAATGTGGCAAAAAAGCAACACCAGGAACCACTGTGTTTTCAGCAATTCCTGGTGTAACATGGTTTGTTACAATTTTAAATGGGAACGATGCACTTTTACCATGATCCAATCATTGTACCACTGGTCGGATTCCAGAACCCTGCGGTCTATTTGCTCCCGCATCTCCAGATAATTGGCGGTACCTTTGGATTTGCAAAGGTGAAGTATCTCACGGTGGAAATTATCAGGCCCTAGGCTATCCACGTCCTGCTTGAGTAGGGCGTTTGATCCGTAATAGTCTCGCCAACCGGAGTCGAGCTTGACTTTTTTACGTTTTCCTTTGACCGTCTTTGTTCGTGTTGATTTGAAGAGTTTCTTTCCAATGTAACTCTTTTGATTGGTGAGATTGGTAATACGGTATACGAAGCCAATGTATTCCTGAATATCTTCATCGCTCACCTCTTTACCTTGATAGTACCACATAATATACCCCCTGTCAAGAGGTATGTATGTTACTTCTTGGAATAGTATGTGTGGTGCATCTGAACAAATCCGTATGAGAGGCCACCAAATAGCAAAGTGCTGTAAATTATAACTGCACTAAGATATAAGATGGCATCTATATGTTTCATTCTTCTTGCTCTTCTTCATCATCCTCATCATAGACCTCGGCGGCACAAAAGGGGCAAAACTTTGGATGCCCCGATGTGTCGTCTAGATCATACATCAACTTATATTCACTTTCACAATCTCTGCATATAATTTTGTTTACTTCTCTAGACATTTATTGACCCTTATACGATTTCACAGGCACCGGCGACACAGGCCAATTCCTGTGAACCAGTGGTCATGTCCTGCTTTTCGTATTCAGCCAACTTAACCCAGTCAACATTCTTAGGCATCTTAGCAGCAAGAGCTTCATAGTCTTCTCTTGTGCAATCCTGATAAGGCGCCTGAGCATACACATGGTCAGAGAATGGTAAGAATGAAACACCACTCATTTCATCAAAATGCTTCCAAACCCATGCACCAACTTCTGGCCATTCCTGCTCCTTAACAGAAACGGTGATAGAGGGCTTGTGTTCACACCAATGACGCTGATAGGTAAGCCACAATTCTAACTGTTCAATAGCAGTCATGTCCTTACGATATATAGCGTTCTCTGGAGCCTTGATAGGGAATGAGAATACATGTGTATGATCTGGCTTTGTGACATCATCTTCAACAGGAAAGCCCATCTCAACCATCATCTTGGCGAGAGGATCCTTCTTATCAGCACGAACCGTACGAACATAGTAAGGTGAGTGGCGGGTATGAATACCAGAGGCCGCATCAACTAGCTGAGAAACTGTACCTGATGGCTTAACACAAGTGATAGCCGCCGGCATTGGAACACCAATCAGTTGTGACCATTCTTTTGCAGTAGACTGAGCAACAAAGCGAAGTGTGTTCAAGAGCGTCTGAAGATCACCCTTCTTACCGTTCGTAAACTCATTGTCCATAATTCCAGTAAGTGAGACGCCAAGCAGTCGTTCTTCTTCACAGTTTTCCCTCCACTTCTTTGATAGGTATCTGAAATTTGTGAGAGTTGATTGAAATACTCCAAGAATAGTAGCATGACGAACCTTTTCTTTTAATGTTTCGAGGGTATCATCTCCACGAACAACAACCTCAGTTAGATTACAAAATTCTCTGCTGCGAAGGATAATTTCGGAACATGGGTTCGTGCCGAAGTCATAATTAGGATCACGACGACCAAACTTCTCGGCCTGCTTCTTAGATGCTTCACGCGAGAAGATACCACGCTCACCAGAATGTGACTCATAGAGTGAGAGCCATTCTTTCATGAAGATACCAACGTCAACATTACCCTTAGCAACATAAGAGTTGTTGGCTAGCGCCCTTTGAATATTGTCCTTCCACCATTCACCAGACTTAGCCACACGCATACGGTCATCAGAAAGATCGGATAAACTAATAAGAGCAGAACGGCGAACACCGCCGACAACGACAATTTCAGCGATCTTACAAACAATGTCATGGCACTCCATAGTAGTCAAGCGGCGGCCCGTAGCCTTCTTGAAAGTGGAAACACAAAACTTGAATAGTGATTCGAGAGGTGCAGGACCAGATGCACGACCACCGAAAGTCTTCAATGGTGCACCTGCTGGCCTAACCTTAGAAAGGTCCCACTTGGGGACCTGACCGACATACAACATACCAATGAGTTCTTTAAGAGCCTTCGCCCAACCGAGTTTCGAGTCAGCGACGGCGATTGTGGTGTCTGAATCATGAAAGTCTTCTGATACTACGGGCAACTGTTCAGTAAACTTAGACTCGACCGAGAAACCAACGCCAGTGCCATTCATAAGAATATAAAGAATCTCATCGAATGAACGAATGTTATCTACAGCTACATATGAGCAATTATAGCCAGCGACATTCTCGCGCTTCAATGCTTCGCCAGCCGTCATCATGCAACGCATAGATGGCATAACCTTAAGTGAAAGAACAGCCTCTTCCAATTCATTACGCACCTTTTCATCTAGAATGAAGTTCTCTTTTTCTTTAAGATGATCTTCAAAGAAGTTGAAATAACGTGCTACAGTTTCATCCCAGTTTTCACGACGATTTTCGTCCCAGAGCCAACGTGCATATCGTGACTTGTGAATGAACTGCTGATAAAGGGTTGGAAGATAATTGTTGTTCATTGTTGTTGACTCCTAAACTTAATTTTCTAGTGCGTCTTCGAGTGACGGAAATACTCTGATAATTTCATTCCATGCGTCAAGTGCAACCTGACGATGTTCTTTTTGTGTCTCAGGGCCCATGCGAAGTTGGCAATAATGGATCCAACTGCGAAGTGTGCCATTCATATACATGCGTGAAACTGTGAGGCCTTCTGGTAGAACGGCGCGAGCCTGTTCTTTTGCGATACCATTATCTACAGCCCACTTATATGCTTCTTCAACTCTTGCTTGGATCATCAACTGCTTACCAAGCCATTCTAGTTGAAGACTCTCATCACCTGTTTCAATACTATTCTGACGGTTCTTCATATCTTGAAGACGAGCTTCACGATTAATGAACCCTAGATCCTTTGTTGGATCAGCATAACGCTGACTAAACTCTTGAAATGAGAATGAACGATGCCTTAAAATTTGCCTCGCAATGTCGCGAGTTGTATTGATTTCCATAACAACATTGACCATCTCGAAAGGTGACCAATGCTTATGCTTTGCGAGATACTTTAACAGTTTTGAGGCCGTTAGAGTGTTATTTTGATTGGATGGATTAGATACGCGAGCCACATAAGCAATGAACTCATCCACAGAAATTATGGCTCTCATATTAGGATGAGAGATGGTTGGCTGCGTAACAGCAATAATTTTCGCATTATTCATAATAAAGACCTTTCAATTATTTACAAGAACAAGACTTGCTTCTAGCATCATTAATCAACTTTGTAATTTGTTCTGGGCTCTCTTCAACATACCAGTGAATGCCTGTTGGTCCACCATAGAGTAGAGTGGTTAAGCTTCCGCCATCTGTTGATTGTGTATAATATGTGACAATCCAATCTACGTTAAAATAAAGAGGTGAATCGAGATAGCCTTGTGTGGCATTTGTGAGTTTAATAAACATTAGATTTTTCTCCAATTTGAGAACTCAAGTCTCGCTTTAAGACCTTTGTGCGTATTACTATCTATAATAGACTGGACCGAAGCTTGCGATTGACCACGAAGTATCATCTCATTTATGTCTTTATAGTCATTAAGAAAAGCAGGCCAAATACAAATGTCTTTGCCAAGACTAATTGTCTTTTCCATATGCTTAACAACATCCCTGTTTCTCGGCTCATTATCATAAATGAACGTATAGTCCAAATTACCTACAGACGAAATTGCATTATACAACGATGCGTCCATCATTGCAATGGCGTTTTCTAAAAAAAGTGAATCTATAGGGCCCTCTACGACATATACTTTTTTGTTTTTGTCTATCGTGTTAAGACCGAAGACCTTGAGGTTGTCGTCAGAGAGCTTTATGGTTATATATTTGACCTTAGAGTTCACCAACGCTCTTCCTTGAAAGCCCAACAAAATATTTTTTTCATCATAGAACGGTATCACAAGACGGGGTTCAGCATAAAGAGTTTTGTCATAATCAGGTAAGATTTCTTTCACAAAGGCTTCAAAATCTTCTGCATAGTATAGTGACGACCATTTATCTTTTGGTATGCGGCGATCTTTCACATACCCACGAGCCGCATGTGTATTAGGTAAACTATCGATTGAAGGAAGATTAATCTTTTTCTCAAAGACAGGTAGGCCAGAAGCAATAGAAAAGTCAGGCTTAGGCACATTATTATGGCTTTGCGTCTTAAACTTTTCCATTTGATATTGCGAGTATATCGAACGATCAATCATCTTGATAAAATTACCGAAAGATGTGCTAGTACCACAGTTATGACACATGAAGAACAGACCATCTTTCTGACGATAAACATAACCTCGCGTCTTGAATTTGTTCTTTGAGGAATCACCACAAATAGGGCAACGGAAATTCCATAGATATTCGCTTTTCTGCTTAAACTTTTCAAGTCTAGTAGAAATAGGAATAATAAATTGTTTATCGACGTAAAGAGACATGACTTTCCAATCCTTCAAGAGGATACATTATAGACTAGATTTTATTGGAAATCAACGTGTGAAAAGAATTTTAATTAGTGTGTTGAAATCTATTTTGGCCAAAATCCATGTGACAACCATTAAAGCGCCAACCATGGTATATTTCCATGCTTCAATCTCACTCAGCCTTTGACCAAATGTTTTCTTTTCTTTTATTAGCTCGGTTTTTAGACAATGCAACTCGGCTAAAATTTTATTTTCGCTCTGTTCTATCTTTGAAGATAGCTCACGGTTTACGGTTGTGATGCGAGAGTGTAGGTCTTTTATGTCTTCGATGTGTTCTTGTCTTCTCATCTCTAGGACGTTTTGAACCTCTTTTGTAACTTTTTCTTGTGTTTCAATTCTCTGTTCTTGTAGAGATACCATTCTAGAAAGATTAGATGCAATCTCCTGCATCTTGTCTATAGTCGTATCAAATTTCTCGCAAAGGTTTGTGATGATGTTCACATCCTTTTTGAGCAGTTCAATTTCTATTCGATTGTCTTGATTGTCGGCCATTATTTCTTCGCTGGTTGATTGTTGTTATCATTCTTATAATATTTTTGATAAGCAGCAATCACAGCATTTTGTTGTTCAATATATCTTCTTAGCTCGGCTACATTCATACTAAGATTTTGATAGCCTTGTGGCGTAAGAGCGAAGTATGAAACATTACCTTTACCTTGCAATTCTAACATCTTGGCTTCAACATTGCTAGGTGTAAGTATAACCCATTCGACAGATGTTTGGCTAGCTGGTTGAGACTGTGGTACAACCAATTCAGCACGATCAACTAGGACAGGTTTGTCGAATACTTTTGGTTTAGACGCACAACCAGAAAGAAGAAAGGCTAATGCTGCAATGTATAAAATTTTATTTTGATACAACATTAGCTTTATCCTTTGCAATTAAATCCTGAATATAACTATTGCATATACCATTTTTGATGGTACCAGATTTTTCTTCGGCTGTCAAAGGTGCACCAGTAACAATCTCATTACAACGAAGCGCATCTTTAGTTCCTCTATTGACGCGCTTTTCAGTTTCAGTAGGATTAGCAGAAGCAATAGCAGCAAGGTCACGATTAGCGAACTTTTTATTTAGTTCATTTACTTCTGACTGAGCCCTGTTTACCTTCTCAGAGATTTCTTTATTCACCTCTTGCATCTTCTTCATATCTTCTTTTTGCTTTTCCATCACGACTTCTTGTTGCTTGATAACATCTTCCATTTTTTCTTGCATGGCCTGAGCAGCCTCTAGCTGACCGCTCAGAGCTTGTATATAGAAATAACCTGTTGTCATCGTAGAAACAACAATGATTGCGATGATAAGCTTTATTTTCATTTTGTAACACCTTGTATCTTTTCTTGGCCTCTAGACCAAGCAGCAATACCAAGAACAGCACCCATTGCAAGATGGAATAAACCAGCACCCTGTAGTGTCAGTGGATTCCATTGTGTGAGTGGTTGTTTAGCCATAGTCTGTGCAATAGCCCATAGAACAGGGAAGATAGCCATATCAAGAACACAGATGACCATGTAGCACCAACCCATAGCAGGTCGCCACTTCTTAACCATCCAGTCTTCGTTCTGTTTAGCCTGTTCGGCTTCCCATTGTTTCTTTTCTAGCTCAATTTTGGCTAGTTGAGCTGCTTCTGATAGTTGTTGAACCTGTGGTGCTGGCGAACTCATAGGTGAACGATATGCTGGCATATTATCAACATATGAGGTTGGAATAGAAGCGGCTGCACCCTTCGTAGCAGCTGGTATCATATCCATAGCAGGTTTTGCTGCTACTGGTTCTTCATCTGGTAAACCGAATTTTGGCATTATTAACCTCCAAAGATTTCTAAGGCTGCTGCATAATGCGCTTTGCGATCTTCTAGACCGATTGTACCACCGTTAATCTTCTTTGTTACGGTAAGTACATCACCTTTATCTGCCCAATCATTTAATTCTCTTGAATCCCAGAACCAGCCAGCCGACCAGGTTGCACCCTGTTCTGTTGATAGCCATTCTGTTGCCTCTTCTAGTGGCATTTCCATATCAGAGGCAAAAGCCTGATAATTAGATTTACCTGTTAGCTGAATAAGACCGCGACCACAATAACGATAGCCATCACCTGAGGCTTCGTCACCGTTACCCATTCGGCCAGCATATACTTTATTGGCAATCTTCTGTGGATTGCGAGCGTATGGTGCTGGATCAACACCACGGAAATACTTAGGAAAAATAACTTTCAGTCTATCGGCTGAATAGTTAAGATTTTCTTTGATTGTTCTTAGACCACCACTCTCATGACCTACCTGCGCGAGGAACATTGAGATGCGTTTAGGATTGTTTATTTCGTAGAACTCTAATACTTCATTCAGTGGATCTACATATTTTTGAACGATATCCTCATCTGTATCTTCAAAGAACTCATTCAACTGATCAAATGTTACTAACGCCATTATACCGTCTTTCTTTTATGTAATGATGCAACCAATTTCATTTTATAAATTGCTTTACCGACAGGATCTTTTTTGCCTTTGAGATGGCCTTTTTCAGCTTCGTCTGTCGATACATGTGTCTCTTCTGGATCTTTAGGGTCTATGTTTACAGGTTTACCTCTATGCCAGCCGTGAACGGATACACCACGTTCGCTCGACAGTCTTTGCCATAGCTTCTGGCCGCCTTCCGAGTGTGATGAACCTACGAGAGATGTGGCATGACCAGACTGTAGTATCTTACGGTAGACCTTGTGCATCTTTGGTCCTTTACCCGTAGAATCTGTCGTATGGACTTCGAATGATTTTGTTTTCTTGAAACTCTTTGGTGCGTCAGCATGTTCATCAGTTTTACCTTGAATGACAGCATCTACTTTACCAGTTTTGCGGTGTCTTACTTGGTATCTGTGAGTATGTGGCATATAATGAATATCATGGTCGCCTATGCTACCAACATGTTGATGAGTCATTCTTTTCATGGTTTCATCGGAAACTTTTGTTCCTGTTGCATAGTTAAACTTTTCACCCTTTTTAATGTCTTTGATCAAAGGGGCTTCTTGCAAATTCTTAGGTGGTTCTTTTTTACCATACTTAGCATAGCACATAGCACCAGTGCTTTCATCCTGAAGTATGATTGGCTTCTTACCCTTGTGCTTACGATCATAGTCGCGGATGGCCACACCATGCTCATCTTCACCAATATAGGTGCGCCAATGTTTTCCTTTTTTCTTTTCCAGTCTAGCTTTATGGAAAACATTTGATGGTACTATGAATGTGGTATGGCCCGCAAACGTACCATTCTTGGACTCTTGCAGGGCCTGAGGCGGTTTGCGTCTCAATACATTAGTCTTTTTCTTGCCTTTAGATATACCAGGTTCACCCCAATTAGCTGGCTTACCAGCAGGGTTTATGCCTATTGAGGCTACACCTCCACCACCCGCAGAATTTGCTGGTGCTCCAGCACCGTCTTCATTAATTTCTTTTCTTTTTAAGACGATTTTTGACATTTGTTATTGACACACCCTTGACACTATGATATACAAGCTGTGTAGGCCAGCATATAATCATATTTATGTTTTCTGGAAGTGGTGATAACCGTCTATACCAGTTGAGGTATAGTTGCTGACCAGCTTAAAACCTAGATTGGTGAGATACAGTATGACCTGATTTTTGAGTGGCCCACCAATATTATATTCGATATCCTGTAAATCTATGAGAAGGTCTTTGCAGCTTTCTAGAGTTTTGGTTGCTCCCATAAGAACATCAAGTTCCGCACCTTGTACATCTATTTTTATCAGGTCCGGTAATGGTATATTGCACACTCTTAT